AGTTATAGAGCATTCTTAACTGGCCCTAATAATTTTAGAAAACAAATCTATCCTGAGTATAAAGCTAATAGAGTAGCACCTAAACCTAAGCATCTAAGAGCTTTGCAAGATTATAGTCTTGAGAAACTAAATGCAGAGTTTGCACCTGAGACTTTAGAAGCTGATGATGCTTTAGCTATTTATCAAACAGATGATACAATCATTTGTAGTTTAGATAAAGACTTATTACAAGTAGCAGGTAAACATTTTTCTTGGGAAATTAATGGTAAAGGTTGGACTAGACCTGATACATTCATAGAACAAACAGAGTTAGAAGGACTAAGACTCTTTTATAAACAATGTCTTAAAGGAGATACTTCAGATAATGTTAAAGGTATTGAAGGGTTGGGTGAGAAGAAAGCTAGTAAGTTACTTGCTGATTGCAGTAGCCATATCCAAATGTTTAACCAAGTAAGAGATTTGTATGGAAATGATGATGAGTTTATCATGAATGCAAGTGTGTTATGGATCTTAAGATCATTAGATGATAACTGGAAGGATAGGTTTAGTGCCCTCATTCAAGAGTAAGTTAGAAGAAAAGGTATGGTCAGTATTAAAAAAAGAATTTCCAACGGTAAAGTATGAACCTCAAAGGTTTAAATTCATACAACCAGAAGTAGAGAGAACTTATATACCTGATTTCAAAACAGGACGTAGTAACATATTCATTGAGGCTAAAGGCAAGCTTGATTTAGAAACACGAAAGAAGATGGTTTGGTTTAGAGATTCTAATCCTACTATCCGTATTATCTTTTTATTCATGAACCCTGATAATAAGATAACTAAACGAAGTAAAACAACTTATGCTATGTGGGCCACTGATAATGGCTTTGAATGGCTAGACTTTAGAAAGGATTGGTTAAATGCTTATAAGCAATTGTGTCGCAAATGAGGATGGTAGTTATGATTTTGATTTCCATGTAGATCCAGGAGAAGCAGCATTTCTAATGGATCATGCAATTAAAGATCTAATTCATCATGGTATTATTAATGTAAACCTTGGTCAAGCAGAACAAGAGTTTGAGATTCATAAAGAACTAGGAGGTTCAGTACAATGATTCAACTTCGATATTTGAAAGAAGGTAATAGCCCTTTACTCTTACAGTATAGACGTAACTTTATATTGTTTGCAACTAGATGGAAAGCAGTTACTACAAAGGTACAATAATATGAGTAAGATTCTTTTATTAGATATAGAGATGGCACCTAACGTGGCTCATGTATGGGGTATATGGGATCAGAACATTGGTCTTAACCAACTACGAGAGTCTTCATATGTCATGTGTTATGCGGCTAAATGGCTTGGTGATAAGAAGATGATATTTGATTCTGTTAAGAAATCTGGAGATAAGAAGATGCTTGAGGGCATCCATAAACTCTTAGATGAAGCTGATGCTGTTATTCACTACAATGGTAAACGCTTTGATATTCCATCTCTTAATAAAGAATTCTTATTACATAATATGTTTCCTCCTGCACCATTTAAAGAGATTGACTTACTTACTGTAGCTAAGGGTAGATTTAGATTTGTATCTAACAAACTAGATTACGTTGCACAGTCATTAGGTTTAGGTAAGAAGACTGAACACAGTGGTCATGAGTTATGGGTACAGTGTATGGCAGGTATCCCTAAGGCATGGAAACTTATGGAAGAGTATAATAAAAATGACGTTATCCTTTTAGAGAAGGTCTATGAACGCTTTAAACCTTGGATTAAAAATCACCTTAATAACAATGTGATTAATGGTACGATGGACTGTTGTCCTACATGCCAGTCTAAAAACGTACAGAAACGTGGCTTTAACATTACTACAGTAGGTAGGTATCAACGATATCAATGCCGTGATTGTGGTAATTGGTTTAAAGATGGTACAAACCTTAAAGCTAAGGGTTCTCAAAAGTTGGTGAATATATAATGGATAAATTACAATATTTGTATGTATGGCGAAACCATAAAGGCGAAGTAAGACTTTTAAATGGATTAAATGAGTTGCCAATAGAATATAAATATATAGGTAAAATACAACTGGAGACTGATAACAATGTGGAACTATAGAATAATTAAACGAGTGTCTAAAAATGAACCTGAATGTTACTATGCATTAAATGAAGTCTTTTATAAAAAAGATGGAAGTCTAATGGCGTTTAGTGATGCCGATGACATTATAGGAAGTAGTCCACAAGAAATTGTAGAAGTCTTAGAAATAATGTTAGCTGATGCTAAGAAAGATAGACCTATACTAACAGAAGAGGATTTTAAAAATGATACCTAGTGCCTGGCTAATTAAAGAGTTTGACAGCAAAGGTAATTTAGTTTGGTATGGCTTACTTATGAGTGAGCCTACTGAACTTAGTTGGCTTAAAGACCTTAAAACTAAACAACATAACCTTGAGATTATACCATTGATTCCTGATGAAAAGAATATTAAACGAGTTACTAATACTAAAAAATATGACAGTAAAAGATTGGTAGAAGCAAACAATGGTCTCTAAAAAAACAATAATGAATAAAAGATACCTTCGTAAACTATACGAATGTTTTAAGGATCTTCCACCCTTCAATGAGTTACGCATGCCTCCTAGTCGTAAGGTTACTTTTGAAGTAACTGATGCTCAAGATTATATGGGTCTCTTTATTCCTGAACCAATGCGTATACAAATCAGTACCTTAAACGAAACCTTCTATCAAATCTGTGAGACTATGCTACATGAGATGGTACATGTATATTTCTACTATAATCATCATAAAGACTATGATCAGCATAGAAAAAAGTTCAAAGATATGTCAGATGAAATATGTGAGATTTTATTAGTAAGTCGTGAACATTTTGTTTGACAAGTATATAATAAAATGTTATAATAATAGCTAAGGAGATAACTTAATGAGTGCATTAGATAAACAAATTGGTGGCCAGCATTATAAAGGCTTTAAAATTCAACCAATTCAATACATTACAGCTAATAATATCCCATATATTGAGGGTAATATTATCAAATACATTAGTAGATGGCGTGATAAGGGTGGGGTAAATGACTTAGATAAGGTCATTCACTATGTAGAACTGCTTAAGGAGGTAGAGATTGGCAAGTCAGAACGAAATAACAGGTGCGAGACTGGTATCAAAGACTCTCTCAAAAGAGGGGCAAGAAAATTGGGATCGTATTTTTGGAAAACAAATAAAGGAACAGAAGTTGAGTACACAGGATATGACAGAGTACGAATTAAATAAATCTACTGGTGAAGTTCAAAAAATATCTAGAGTTGATACTATTGGACAGAACGGAAACGATGGCGATCACTATGGTCGGTCATCAGAAAGTTAATAATGCAACGTACTTTCCAAGAACTCTGCGATGACCTTAAGAAATTTGATGAAACTACTCTATTAGAACTATTAAACATTAATAGTGAAGAACTAGTAGATATGTTTCAGGATAAGATTGAAGAGAATCTAGATAGATTACTAAAAGAAACCGATAACGAATTAGAGGAATATGATACTTATGAGTAGTTTACCAAGTGTATACCAAGAAGTAATTGCAATGAGCAGGTATGCTCGATATATGCCTGAAAAGAAACGTAGAGAGAATTGGGAAGAGACAGTAACCCGTTTAACTGAATATCTTAAAACTAAAGTAGAATTAGATACAACAGAGTGGACTGACCTACATAACTCAGTCTTAAACCTAGAAGTTATGCCTTCTATGCGTTTACTAATGACTGCTGGAGAAGCCTGTGAAAGAGATAATATCGCTGCTTATAACTGTAGCTATCTTGCTGTTAATAATAAACGTGCTTTTAGTGAAGCTTTATATATACTCATGAACGGTACAGGAGTTGGATTCTCTTGTGAACGTCAAGAGATAGACAAACTTCCTGAAGTACCTTCTGAATTAAAATATGTAGACGATGTTATCTTTGTTGAGGATAGTAAACTAGGGTGGGCTAAAGCCTTTAAGAAACTCTTATCTTCTCTATGGGAAGGTGATATACCTACGTTTGACTTCTCTAAAGTAAGACCTGCAGGAGCAAGACTTAAGGTCTTTGGAGGTCGTGCCAGTGGTCCTGAACCACTCAAAAAACTCTTTGACTTTGTAGTAGAATCATTTAAAAAGGCCAAAGGTCGTAAGTTAAATTCAATTGAAGTACACGATATTATGTGTATGATAGGTGAGATTGTAGTTGTAGGAGGAGTAAGACGTTCTGCTCTTATTTCACTCTCTAATCTTACTGACAAACGTATGAGAGATGCCAAAACAGGAGCATGGTACAATGATAATTCACATAGAGGACTTGCCAATAACTCTGTCGCCTACACAGAAAAACCCGATAGCGAAACTTTCATGGAAGAATGGCTCAGCTTGGTTAAGTCCAAGTCAGGTGAGCGAGGAATCTTTAATCGTGTTGCTGCTCAGAATCAAGCAAATAAGTGGGGAAGACGAGATCCGACTCTCAGCTACGGAACCAATCCATGCTCAGAAATTATCCTCCGTGATAAACAATTCTGCAATCTTACGGAAGTGGTTGTACGAGCAAACGATACCAGAGATACCCTTAAGCGTAAGGTCAGACTTGCGACAATTCTCGGAACTATCCAGTCAACCTTAACTAACTTCCAATTTCTATCTAGTGATTGGGTTAAGAATACTGCTGAAGAAAGACTCTTAGGAGTTAGTTTAACTGGTATCATGGATGCTAAGATTACTAATACTCCTGATCCTAAACTATTAGAGGAGTTAAGAGATGTCGCTAGGTCAACAAATGAGGAATATGCGAAGAAATTTGATATCGCACCTTCTGCTTCTATTACTTGCGTTAAACCTTCAGGTACTGTGTCACAGTTGGTTGATTCCGCTAGTGGTATCCACGCTCGTCACAACGACTTTTATATTAGACGCATACGCATGGATAAAAAGGATCCGATCTACGATTATCTCAAGGAGATGGGAGTCACAGTAGAGGATGAAGTATTCCGTCCTGATAGTACTGCAGTATTTAGTTTCCCTATGAAAGCCCCTAAAGGCGCTATCCTTAGAAACGATAAAACTGCAATAGAGCAATTAGAAATTTGGTTAATCTACCAACGTCACTGGTGTGAACATAAACCATCTGTAACTATCTCAGTTAAAGATGAAGAGTGGCCTGAAGTAGGTGCTTGGGTATGGAAACATTTTGATGAGATTAGTGGTGTATCATTCTTACCACATTCTAATCATAGCTATCAACAAGCTCCTTATGAAGACTTTAGTGAAGAGCAGTACAAGGAACTTCTTGCTAAGACTCCTAGCCGTATAGACTGGGCAGATTTCTTAGAAGTAGAAGATAATACAACAGGGCAACAAACACTAGCTTGCACCGCAGGTAATTGTGAAATTTAAGGAGATAGTATGCTATTTGATATGGAATTTATTACAGGTTTAAACGTAGGATTTGAGTATGTAGAAGATGAATACTTTAGCTATTTCCTCATTGACTTACTTATCTTAAGGTTACAATTCTCTTTAGAGAAGCAATGAAGATTTGTATTGTCGGAAGTAGAAGTGTAGATAAACCTGAGATAGTGATTCCTATTATTGACAAGTTCGTCCAGGAACAAGTCGTAGGAACCCCAGTCTTTATCTCAGGAGGAGCTAAGGGAGTTGACCAAATCTCCCGAGAGTACGCTAAAAATCATGGGTATGACTTCGTTGAATTCTTACCATACCATTTGCTAGATCCTAGTACAGAGTTTAGTAGTAAATACTTCTTTATTAGGACTAAGCAGATAATAGATAATGCTGATAAGGTGTTGGCTATTTGGGATGGGAAGAGCAAAGGAACAGAGTACTCGATTAAGTATTCTCAAAAGAAAAACATACCAGTAATGGTAATTAAAGCTCTCTAACTTCTCACCTTGAAGTAGGGTGGGTCTCCCCTGCCCTAATTAGGTTTAGTAATATGGTCCAGTATTATCTGAAATTGTTTTAGCTTTACCTGTGTCTATAGCTTCTTTAGACATCTGAACAATTTCTTCTTTAGATTTGGCTTTCTTAGCTATCTCTCTTCCAATAGCATCATTAGCATAATCCATATCTTTTTCAGCTTTACTCTGATTATAAGTAATATTCTCATTTAGAACTGAAATAGTTTTAGCTACAGGTTCAGAGTATTGTTGAGAAGCAAGGGCTGAGAATGTAATATGACGCATTGCATCAGCCTTACCTCCAAGTTGTGACTCTTTACCATAAGTTTCTACACTTACATCTTCAGCAAATCTTTTATTAGGAGCCATACCTGTGACCTCAGCTCCAATAGCTTTAACAGCTCTAAAGATTTTACCTAAAGACTCGTCGAATTCAAATTTCATAGTATAGAAGCTACGTAATCTTTGGTTTCATCTGGTAATTTAGTAAACCAAGATTCACCATGTTTTTTAATTGTAGATTTAACTTTATCTGGACCCCAATTATAAGCAGCTAATGCTTTTGCTGGATCACCATTAAACTCTTTTAGCATAGCTACAAAATAGTCACGACCAAATCGTTTATATTCAGTTTCTGTATTATTTTGTAAAGGTTTTACTCCATAACCAGGATCTATTCCAGTAGCAGGCATTACTTGAGTAATACCTTTAGCTCCTTTAGGTGACTCTACTAATTGACGAGTAGTTGGATTAGTATGTAATCCTTTAGACTCTTTCTCTATTAGTCTAGTAACTATTTGATCTACTTCACCTGCATTTGCTGGTGAGATAATCTTAGGAACAAAGGCAGCACTAATCATATCTGCTTTTTTATTTGCACCACCTCCAGGAGTGGATGCGAAGTTATTAAGAGTATTCCCAGGAGAATACATTTTAGCTTGATCATTAGATAGTTGTTTAGCAAAAGCGTCTGCCTCCTCAACAGTTTTAAACTTACCTAGATGTTTTCCAGAATCTAGATATAGTTTAATAGCTTCGTTACTAGTCATAATTCTGCCATCATCTGAAACTGTGGGTATAACAATTTGCTTCCCATCAATTCCAACTGATATGCTTCTGACTGTGCTTATGGTACCATCGGCATTATTCACCACTGGTCTTTTTGTGAGGTCAATATTACCCTCTTCAACTGGTTTAACTCTCATTGATAATTCGTTAACGTTCTTAGTAAAGATATCTTTATAGTATCTATCATAGAACTCATTAGATATTTCATTAGTACTCTTACCATTTAAGGTAGCATAGGCTTTTAATGCTGTATTAATACGTCCAATATACTTAGTATTAAACTCTTCTGATCCACCTGTAGAGATTAAAGTACCGTCAAAGTTCTGACTGATACGAACCTTTTCATCAGGATTAGCTACTCTATACTTCATAAAGCTATTATGAACAGCCATGTTATAGTCATCAATACCCTTTAAGATTTGAGATCCTTGATAACCATCAATGTATTTAGCTGCTTCTTTAAACTTAGGGTCACCTATTTGTTTAAACATTTCTTCCATAGCACCAAATTGTTTCTTCTGTTGTACTTGTCTATCTTTAGTAGATAAGAAGTCAGAGTCAAAATTGATATATGCAATATAGTTATCTAAAGATTGTTTAAATACAGGGACAACAGTAGCGTCACCCTTACTAATATTATTAGCTGATGAGTTTAAATAACCACCATTAATAGAAAGTTTCTCACCATTTTGAAGGGTAATACTACCTTTTTGGAATACATTATCAATAGTTCCTTGATCTTTGGCACCTACTTGACCTTTTTGCATCTTTG